ACTTATGTATGGACTTTGTTCCCGGTGAAGACAGATTCCTCAAAAATATGCTTTACTATAAGAAATTAGGTGGGCACGTGTACCCGACGTGTAAATCGTGTTTCAATCTCAAGTTGGTGTGTAATCCGTCTATTATACGAGACATGGAGGTCGGCGCGATCCGACGTAAACGTCCCCAACCCGACGGATACACGAAAGCCGAGCTCGGGGTGTGGGTCGACATGTGCGCACGCTTCATTCGTCGCCTACGGTTGTCGTCCGACGACTTTCGTCGTGGTCGATCATGAAGGAAACCGTGCGAAAACTCGATCACATCGAACACATACTGCTTCGACCGGACACGTACGTGGGTTCGACGTCCAAGGTCACCGAAGAAGCATGGGTCGTCGGCGCCGAGGGCACCTCCCTGGACAGACAAGTTTTGACGTACAGTCCCGCGTTGCTGAAGATCTTCGATGAATTGCTGGTGAACGCGATCGATCGAAACGCGCTGCACCCGAAGGACGTCAACACGATCTCCGTCTCGGTCGACCACGGCACGGGCGCCATCACGGTCGAGAACAACGGACCGCTCGGCGGTCTTTCGGTGGAGATGCACGAGACGCACGGCGTCTACAATCCAGAGTTAATTTTCGGACATTTGATGACAAGCACGAACTACGACGATTCCGTGAAGCGGATCGTCGGTGGCAGGAACGGATACGGTGCGAAACTGTGTAACGTGTACTCGAGGCAATTTTCCATCAAAGTCAAGGATCACGTGAACAGGAAGACGTACAGCCAGCACTGGACCGAAAACATGAGACAATGCATGGTGCCGACCATTCGAAGTTTTTCCGGGGCGACGTCATCGGTGGCGGTCACCTTCATCGCCGACTGGAATCGATTCGGGATGTCAGGTCTCGACGCGGACTTTGTGAAGATCGTGCAGAAGAGATGTTGGGACGCCGCCGTGTGCACGACCGCGAGTTGCAAACTCAAATGGCAGGGAGAAAAGCTCGAACGTCTGAATCTGCAAAAGTATGCGGCGATGCACGGGGTCGAGAAAGTGTGCACGATGGACACGGAGCGATGGTCGGTTACCGTCGGTCCGAGCGCGGACGGCTTTCAACAGGTAAGTTTTGTCAATGGAATCTGTACCACGAACGGTGGATCGCACGTCGATCACGTGGTCGCCGTCATCACGCAAGGCATTCTCGAAGAGATGAAAACCAAGATTCAACTCAAACCCACGCAAGTGAAGAATTGTCTTCACGTGTTCGTGCGAGCGACGTTGGAGAATCCGAGCTTCAGCAGTCAGGTGAAGAGTGAATGCACGAGCAAAGTGGCTGATTTTGGATCTCGCTTCGAACCGAACACGAAGACTTTCTTCAAAAACGTCCTCAAGACCGGCATCGCCGACGAGCTCACCGCGTTGTCTCGGTTCAAGGAGATGAAGGCTTTGCAGAAGACGGATGGGTCGGCGAAGAAGAGTCGGATATCGGGCATACCCAAACTCGACGATGCGAATCGCGCGGGCACGAAGGATTCGCACAAGTGCTGTCTCATCCTCACCGAGGGCGATTCGGCGAAGAGTTTCGCCATCGCGGGGTTGTCCGTCACGGGGCGCGATCACTACGGGGTGTTCCCACTGCGAGGTAAATTCAGAAACGTTCGGGACGCATCCGTGTCCATGCTCGAGAAAAACGAAGAGTTCGCGTGCATCAAGAAAATACTGGGACTGCAACAGGGGAAGGTGTACACGGATCTTCGAGATCTCAGATACGGTCGTCTTCTGATTCTCACCGACGCCGATCACGACGGGTCACACATCAAAGCACTGTTGGTGAACATGATCGAGTGCTACTGGCCGTCGCTTTTGGAATTAGGGTTTGTGTGGAGCATGGTCACGCCAATCAAAAAGGCTTGGAAGGGGAAAGACATCAAGACGTTCTTCAATGAAATCACGTATCAAGATTGGGAGAAGACCAAGACTGGTCACTGGAACATCAAGCACTACAAGGGCTTGGGGACGTCGTCCACCCAAGAGGCGAAGGAATACTTTCGAGAGATTGATCGACTGTCGATCCGATTCAACTTCGATGCCGACGCGGCGAACTCCCTCGCACTCGCGTTCGATAAGAAATTGGCGGATCAGCGAAAGGTGTTCATCCAGGTCAACACCGCGACGCCGCCGAAGCCGCTTCCTTACGGAAACATGCAGACGGTCGACGTCACGGAATTCATACACAGGGATTTCGTGAACTTTTCGATCGCCGACTTGAAACGATCGGTGCCGAGTCTCATGGACGGTCTCAAGCCGAGTCAGCGCAAGGTGCTCCACGCGTGCTTCCTTCGAAATCTGAATTCGGACATGAAGGTGGCACAGCTTGCGGCGTACGTCTCCGAAGCCACGGCGTACCATCACGGCGAACAGTCTTTGGCGGAGACCATCGTCTCCATGGCACAGGATTACGTCGGGTCGAACAACATCAACCTCTTGATACCGTCCGGACAATTCGGAAGCCGTCTCATGGGGGGGAAGGATGCGAGTCAGACGAGATATATCTACACCCGACTGAGTCCGATGACGCGGAAGATTTTCGACAAACGCGACGACGACGTACTCACGACGGTATTCGACGACGGCAAAGCGGTCGAACCGGAATTCTTCGCGCCCATTCTCCCGACGGTGTTGGTGAACGGCGCTCGAGGCGTGGGCACTGGATACTCGTGTGAGATCCCATCCTTCGATCCAGCACAAATCAGAGACAACATCCTACGCGCGCTGAGCGGTCAGTCCATCCAAGAGCTCGTGCCCTTCTTTCGAGGATTCAAGGGTCGCGTCTTCAAGAGTGGAGAGCACACGTGGATGACGGAGGGAATCTGGAAAGACGGTCGGGTGTTGGAACTTCCACCGGGTGTTTGGACGCAAAAATTCAAGGAAGGTCTCGATGCGATGATCGAGGATAAGACGATCACGAGTTACACCAACAACAGTTCGACCGATGATGTCCTTTTCACGATTCACGGGTACGCTGGTTCCGACCCATACGCCGACTTCGGTCTTCGGAAATCCTTCGCCGTCAGCAACATGCACCTGTTCCATCCAGACACAGGCATCAAAAAGTTCGCCACACCCGAGGACATTCTGGTGGATTTCATGAAGACCCGACTCAAATTTTACAAGTCGCGTAAGGATCACATGGTGAAATCGATGCGTCGAGAGTCTCGAATGTTGGAGTGCAAATCCGTCTTCATGAAGATGGTGCTCAACCGCGAGCTCGAGGTCTTGGGTCGAAAGAAGGCGCTGATCGTTCAGGATTTACAGCACCATCAGTTCCCCACGGTGGACAGCTCGTACGATTACCTGATGAAAGTCACATTGAATCAGTGCACGGAAGAAGCCGTCGTCGATCTCATGAAGTCGTCAGAGCAGATGAAGAAGGATCTGAACGTGCTGGAGAATACCGAACCCGTAGACATGTGGAAATCGGATCTTAAAAATTTGTAACGTAACACTAGAATGAGTGGTGGCGAAGCCGCGAAAATAGCACTCAAAGCCATCGGGGCACAGGACGCGTTCCTGTTGAGCGATGAGCCCGAGGACTCACTTTTCCATTACTCGGGTAAACAGCACTCGCAATTTCTAAAATACCATCGCTCGAAGAACATCAACAAACCGGGGACCGCGCAGCCGAATTGGCCGTTCGCAGACAAGACGATCGTCACGTACGAGCCACAGAACATGGGTGATCTTTTATCAAACATGTGGGTGAGCTTCAAGCTCCCCGCGTTACCGAATGGGAAATACTGCGATCAAATCGGACGACATATGTTTCGCAAGGTGACCATGCGCGTTGACGAACAGATTGTTGAGATTTTTCACAGCGATTGGGCCATCATCTACGACGAGCTGTATCAAGAGATTTCCGAGAAAGTCGCGGCGCGATTCCTCACCAACCGATCTCTGGCGTACGACAGTTCGGAGTTGAACACGGAGATAAACTCCTACGCGACGCAGGTGATCGTGCCCTTGAATTTCTTTTTCAGTCGGCGGTACGCAGGTGATGAGCACTCCGTGATCGAACCAAACCGCCCGTTCTTTCCTACGTGCGCCATACACAAGCAGAAGATCGAATTCGAGTTCGAATGGTACCCGCAAACCTTTTTCACGGACACCACGGGCACTGTGACCCTGTCGGAATTCAACATCATCACGGAAGAAATCACGCTCACGCCCGAGGAGCGTTTATATTTCATGCGCGGACGCCAAACGATCGTCACGTCGGTGGCGAAGAAACATCCGGTGGTGCAGACCGAAGTCGGAAAACCGTTCGTGAAGAACGAACTCGTCCCGAACGGTCCGGTGAAAGCCATGCACTGGTTCTTTCGAAACAGCGCGTTCGAGAAAGAAAACCTCGTCAAGGAGGCGGGCGAGACCGAGGAAGGAAAGTATTACATTCACAATCGGTTCAACTTTTCGTCAAACCTGAACTACGACGAGGTCTACTCGTTCTTCGCGCCGATCATGGACACGGCGAAATTCTACATTCAGGGCAACGCGTTGCCGAACTCGACGAGCACGAATCACCTGTTCTACAAATGGCTCATGCCCAAACATAAGTATCTGTCGCGTCCCATACGGAATTTGTACACGTACGCGTTCGCGACGTACCCGAGTAATTCGCAACCGAGTGGCTATCTGGATTTCGAGAAATTGCAGGGGAGTAAAACAAAGATTGAGTGTACGTTGGAAAATTCTGCTTACACATACAGTCTACACCTGTACTACACGACGATCGAAGTGTTTCTGTTCGAGGATGGGAAGATGGAAATCGTCGGTGCCCGTGGCACGCGCGAGTCCTTGGCGAACAAGAACATCATCCAAAAATCGATCGAGGAGATTCCGAACAATCTCGGACCTCTCAAGCCTAGAAAGTTAAACAAGGTTGATCATTTCTTGAACAACGTGAGGCGATTCGTCTCCATGTAATCCAACAGTTTTGTTCGTATCACCCATCTCAAAAAGTTGAGTTGCGCCACCGTCGTGCTAATTTCTTCCTCCGTCCCAGGTACTTTATACGCGATCTTGCTACTTCTCGCGAACGGGTCGAAGAACGCCTTACTGAAACCGTCGAGACTCGACTTGTACGCCGAGTGCACGACGAACGGTTTGCCGTCGATGTCGTAGTGCGTGTGATTTTTACGCGAGTAGTTCGTGATGAACCATTCGATGTTCCGAAGGCTGATGTGGCTCTTCTTTTGGAGGATTGAAAGCAGCTTTTCGCGATGTGTTGGGTTCGAATAAAACTGGTCGATGCTCGACAACAAAATATCAGATTTACTCATGTTATTCTTAAAAATCTAGCGTCTTAAAACTTTAATAGTGGGTTTGGGGATATCTTCCACGCGTCGCTCCTCTTTCTCGACCTGGGCGATGAGATCCCTGATGGAGGTGGCGTCGTACGATTTTCGGAGAGCGTTCATAAGCGCGGTGCGTCGCAGTGTGACGCCGTCGACGACGCCGGTGCGTTCGTGTATCGGGGAGGGAAAATGAAATTTCAATTATCCACAGGAAATTTAATTTTTTCCGTGCGGTATTGTATATGTCCACACTCTCGACAGAAGAAAAACGTTTCAAGGAGTTCATGAACAAGAACCCGACCAAAGCACAGATCATCGCTCGCATCAAGAAGATTGCGGCGGGAAAGAGTGCGAAATCCGCGATGAAATTTCAGATCATGAAATCGGGTCTTCGAAACCACCCAAATGGTAACGGGAACATCAAGAAGACCCTGTCGAACTTGGCACAGGCGGAGAACGCGAAGATCGCGAACGCACCCACTGAAGCAAACAAGAAGGCGGCGAAAAGTGCCAAAGTGCTTCTCACGAAGATGGTCAACGGGAAGCGTGTCAAGAAAACGCGCGATGAACTTCTCAAGAACATTCAGAATGCCACGAGCAAGCCTAAGCCCGCGGTGAAGAAGCCCGCGGTGATGAAGTCGGTGCCAGCACCCGTGGCGAACAAGCCGGTCACCAGAAATAATCGAGTGGCGGTGTGGGCGAAATCGATCAATCGCGCGAATTACCCGTTCATGAACAAGAACACATTCAACAATGTTCGAAATGATTACGTCAACCAGCTCAATAGATACACGAACACGATTGAGCGCGCGAAGAGTCGCTTGAC